TGACTTTGTGAAACTAATGACTATCAAGAGAGCACAGACAGAGACAGTAGAAGCTGAAGAGGAAAGAGTACACTTAAGTGCATTCTTGAAACTTGTAAGCGAATCAATTAATGTTCAGACATTCAGAGAAAGACTAAGAGCAATCTCAAGAATAATAGATGAAGGAATTTCTGCATCTGAATCAATAGCTAGACTCCGAGGAATATTTAGAGTACTTGAAGATGTAATAAACCCAACAGAACAGAGGGTACACCTAAGTGATATGTTAAGACATGTAAACACGGCAGTTAACATAGCAGACTCCAGAATTCCTGTGAGAGTATTGTTAAGACAGATAGAAGAGGGAGTTAGTGTTCAGACGTTCAGAGAAAAGATAAGAGTAATAACAAGAATAATAAACAGCACGTTACAGGTATCACATACTTACAGGCTAAGATTTGCAAGAACATTCACAGAGACCATTGAAGTATCCGATGCAAGAATACACCTAAGCGATATGTTAAGAGTGTTTAACAACGCAGTTAACATTTCTGGTGTAAGAGTATCCATTAGATCTATCATAAGAACAATATCTACAGGTGTAAGCATTACAGAGAGTATAATAAGATTGAAAACAATGTTTAAGATTATTGATAGTACCATAAATACTGCAGAGTCAATAATAAGATTACGTGTATTGTTAAGATTGATTAATGAGGGCGTGCAGGTTGCATCATTCAGACAGAGTATAAGAGAACTATTGAAGATTGTTTCAGAGTCTATTAATATGTCAGAGATAAGATTAAGAATAAGAATAATGACAAGGACTATTAGTGAGTCATCAGAAATAGCAGATGTATACGCATTGAGACGTGTGTTAACAAGATTGATAAACGAGGGTGTGAACGTCTCTACATTCAGACAAAGATTAAGAACAATAGTAAGGGCAATCGGTGAGTCTATTAATATTGCTGAATCAATATTCAAGTTTAAACATATAATTCCAAAGATAAATGAGGGTATAAGTCTAGCCACATCAGTATACTTCCCAATGGGTAAGGTATACGTTGTAATAAATAATATGTCTATAGGAGAGGTTAAACTGGCAGTAAGGGTATTAACAAGAATGATTGATAACACCGTAAATATGGCAGAGAGTTTAGCAGAAGTTCTACAGGAAGGATTGGTCAAAACCTCAAGGGCTATGGGAACATTTGCCAGAGGAAGAACAGTCAAAGTCTCAGATAAGACAAAAGATGTCAAATTACATGACAAATCCAAGATTGGTAGATTCGCTGACAGGGTTAGAAATATAAAACTTTTTAAGCGAGGAAGAGGAGTGAGAGGTGTATAGAAATGTCCCAAAATCTAACCCCAAGAGATGTAGAATATAGGATAAAATCTGGAAGCAGGGCTACATTAGAACTCATAGTTCAGGATTCTAGTGGAACTGCCAAAAACCTGTCAAACACGGTAACATATGCAACTGGTGTTTGGAAGGTATGGAAGCCAGACGGAACTTTAATAATAAATGGGGCTATAACATATTCTGATAGGACTAATGGTAAGGTAACATATGCATTATCAATAGCAGATACTGTTATAGCAAACGCTGGTAATTGGACGGGAGAAGTTGAGTTATTAAACTCATCTGCCGTGATGTCAGAACAAACGAAATCTTTTAATTTCACCATAGAGGAGAGTTATTAATGACACATATTATAAAAGTTGCATCTGGAACGTGTGAGGAATGTGAACATAATCATGAATCTCATCAGGGTAACAAGGGTTGCAAGGTTCAGGGCTGTGACTGTAAGAATTTAGGTACTTGGTAGTTACAGAGTAAGGCTTATATATGAGTCTGTTGTATACAATATATGTTAAAGCTGGAAGATATTAACGATGAAGTGTACTTTCAATTCAGAAGGTCACAAGTAGAAGGACTTGGTTCAGACAGACTGGGTCAGATACATGTCTCAGACCTAATAAAACCATGTATGAGAAATGTAATTTACAAGAAAACTGAACCTCATGGTATGGGTGTAAGTACTGAGGACATAAAGTCATTATATTTTGGTCAATGTGTGCATAATAATTCAAAAATTGCTGACGATGAGCATCATGAAATGTTCTTTGCATATGATTATGTAAAAGATGAGGCATTAACTCGTAAGGAGGCAGAAAAAATACCATATGATGACCCCAGACAAATGGATATTATCTATGGAAGTCTGGACGACTTGATAAAGGTAAAGGGTGAATGGATAATATGTGATAAGAAAACTACTGGAAGTATAGATTATTTCAGTAAGGCTAGATCAAAACCTAGTGATAGCCATGTTGAACAAATCAATAGATATAGGGTTTTACTAAAGAAATGCTATAATATAGACGCAGAACGTGGTGCTGTGATATACATTTCAAATAAAGTGGAGTCTGATAAGAGAGACAAACCAATAGTCATGTCATTCAAATTAGACCCAGTAGAAGAGACTCTTGTGGACATGATTAAAAAGTCAAGGATAATCAAAGAGTCTATGACCAAATTCATATTGCCAGAAAGAACAAAGTGTTTTCTCTGTGACGGTATGTGTCCATATGCAACAAAATGCTTCGGTGATAACAGGAGCAAGTGGAATGTCAAAGAAGTTTGATCGCTATCAGGGAAGCGAAAAAGTTAAAACTAGACACGTATCACCAGAGTGTATGTCACATCTTCATTATGCATGTCCTGTAAGAAGACTGTCAATAAAATGTGAATGTTTATGCCATAAGCTGATTGGAGAATGAAGATATATTTTCATGCCAACAATAAGGCAACCCTAAGATCGTTGCAAGAATGTGGTGTGAAAAACGTGCTTGTTTCTCACAAGTATTCTTATGCCAATATCGACAGTTTTTCAAACTGTTTTGAAAGCATATTTGTGGTGGCTGGGACTGATGATGACCCAGACAAATACCATGAATTTCTAAAGAATAATAAGGAAAAATACAGTTATGCAGCACAATATCATGTGCCTAATAACATGAGTAGAACTATTGATTTTTGGAATAAAGAGGTCTCTCAACATTTAAATACCCTACCAGTACTGCAGGAAGACTTTACAAAACACCTTTCTCAACTAAGCCTCCCAACAGGGTCTCACGTATGCGTGGGAAAAATGCAGGGTAGATTTGATACTGAAGATTCTATTAGAAAACTCCCTACCAACAATAAATATCATGGTTTGGGTAAGGGTAAATACATAACAAAAGATGCCTTTGATAGTGTTGATACTAGTCTGTGGATTTCAGCAGCAATGTCCAAGAAGTGTGAAATATGGGGAGATAATTCTGGTATACCTATGACGTTTGGTGAAAATATTAAGACGTTTGAACCAGTTCTTGAACATTATTGTGATAAATATAAGGAAAACATGGAAATTATAGGTGTAAATAAACATGGGGTGAAGGTTAGACATTACTACACAATGTTAAAACTACCTATGGCATTATATTACATGCCTTTATGTAGACATTTAAACTGCTATTCAGATAACTTTATTAAGTAAGAGATTTAACTGTTATATAATGGTAGATGATCTGTTTAAAATCAAGCCTATAGGTGGAAAGAACATAATAGTAGAAGATAAAAGGAAGACTATATCTCCGTTTAATTCTGCTAAACACTTCAAGGACGCAAACATACCTGCATATTGTGACCAGTGTATTTACAGGTCTATAGATTCAGGTGGGAATGGCAAGTGTCCAAAGTATGAAAAGGGTGCAGTGTGTGCAATTAGAGATGATTATATTAAAATTATTAACACTATGGATACCAGAAAGCCAGACGATATCAAGGCTATGCTTGATATGATAGCAAAAATATCATTTGAGAATGTACTTATGGCATTAACTCAGGCAAAGATGGACGGGAATGTACCTGATAGGAATACAAAAAGTGAGATTAATACCCTATTATCGGTGATAAAATCAATTAATGACTTGAATACCAAGGTAGTTGTAACACAGCAGACAGCACTTGATGAAAAGACTGGTGATATATCAACCATATTTAAACAAATAAAGGCTCAGGGGGTATTAAGAGATGGAAATTGAACTATACATATGGTTTCTATGTGGCTGTTATCTTTTAGGTGGAACAACCATTGGCTGGTTTGGTGGAATTTGGTGGAGAAATAGGAATCCAAAGAGAACTGGAACTGGTCGGTGGGATTACAGAAAGAAAAAGGATTATGGTGATCAGTTTTCATAATGACTAGACCAGATCAACAAACCATACAGGAGAGAAAGGATTTCCTGCAGACAATAGCAGAGTGTGCAGAGACCCCAAGCATGTTCAGCGAAATTTTCTTAGACCATGTGGTATTTGATTATAATAAAAGATATGTGGATTGTAAGGACAGGTTTATAGTTTATAGAAGTGGACGGCAGGTGGGTAAAACCATGAGTACTGCCGTAAAAGCAATACATTTTGCCTTTTTTGCACCATTGATGTTAAAGACTGTTAAGCATGAATGTACCATAGTAATAGCAGCACCTACACAAAATCAGGCTGGCATCATGTTCGACAGAATAAGAAGCCTTATAGTAAACAACAAGTTTCTTAAGGGCTATGTAGTTAGAAACACACAGACAGAAATGTGGGTTAACTTTTTAGACAATACTGGTATGAGTAAGATTATCACTCGTGCAACTGGTGAGCATGGAACTACACTTAGGGGCTATTCACCTCACTGTATTATTGCAGACGAATGCTCTTTCATTAAGACTGATATACTCAGAGCATTCTTGCCTTCAGGTATGGCAACAAATGCAAGAGTGTGGTTAACAAGCACACCGTTTAGCAAGTCGGGCTACTTTTTTGAGGCATGTCAAAATTCAAA